ACCGATCTCGACAAGAAAACGGACGGATGGCAAACTGTGGAGGACGATTGCAACAATGCAAAATCACGTTTTCCGAAAGGTTATCAGGGCGTAAAACATAGAAATTTAGCTCGATCAAATGAACCTGAAGAACGTGTCGAAGTTGTAAACCCAAAAGATTATCCGACATGAAAACAGCCGAAAAGATCGACAAAGCAAAAATCCGCATTGCAGAACTAGAACTGCTTATCAAATACTGGGAACAACCTAAACCGAAACAAACAAATGGAAACTAACGATTTACCACTTTTTAATTATCCAGTTGCACCGAGCAACGAAACAGAAACATCAAAAGAAGCCGCCGAATCTATTAAAGACAAAGTAAACGGGATGTGTCTTGAAGTCTTACGATGTGTGAGAAACTATGAAGAAGGGCTGACTTGTGATGAAGTTGAACAAATACTTGGGATGAAGCATCAGACAGCATCCGCCCGCCTTAATGACTTGTCAAAATGTCAACCCGCGTTCCTTCAGCATCGTTTCGATTCATCAACAGGGAAACCTTTAAAACGCCCTACGCGAAGTGGCCGAACAGCAAGAATCTATTTTGTGACGCCTTGCGGGATGTCGGTGGCATGAAAAAATTATTAGAACCGCTACCTATCGCAAGGATAGAAAAAACCCACAAATACATTTGGGAACCGACAGGCGAACAGCTTGCATTTTCAACAACTCAAGTTTGTAATACAAAAACGCCTGAACAATTAGAAAACATTGAACGCTATCGCCATAAATGGCAACCGCGCGGAGAAACAGCGCATTATGCTTTGCAACAGCGGATGCTTGGCAACGACAAAATCGAAATGAGCGATTATGAAGATTGGATAAAACCTTTGATGGATTTGGAACTGTGGGAAGATTTTGAGCCGTGGGCGGTTGAATATATGCTTTGCGATCTTGAAAAATCTGTCGGCGGTCAACTTGACCTTCTGGGCTACGACAACAAATCGCAAAAACTCATGTTGATTGATTTAAAAACACAATCACAAAAGTACGCGAAACCTTATTCAACAGATGCGCAAATGGGAAGCTATCTTGAAGCGCTTGCGGAACATCATAAAATTATTCCTGATGTATGCAAAACAATTTGGGCTAGACCGAATAGATGTATTGTTGGCGAAGATCAACATACGATTGATTGCGCTTATGCTTGGTCGCAGGCGTGGAAAAGATTTGATTCTGAACAGGGGGGATTTTGAAAGAACTTGAATTTCGGGTCGTAGGTTTAGCCGCGCCACAAGGTTCAAAAACAAGAACCAGAAACGGCGGAATGATGGAATCAAGCAAAAGAGTCAAACCGTGGCGTCAAGATATTATTCACGCGGCGCTTGAAGCATATGCGGGAAATCCATTTGACGAAGCTGTTTCAATTTCTGTTGAATTTATAATGCCGCGCCCGAAGAATCATTACAGAACAGGAAAATATTCTGAATTATTAAAAGATGATGCTCCTTTTTTCTGTATGACCAAAACAGGTGATATTGACAAACTTTTAAGAAGTACGCTTGACGGCCTTTCTGTAAGTTCAGGCGGATCTGTAATAATGGACGATTCTCTGGTTGTATCTGTTAAGGCTTTGAAAAGGTATGCGGCACGTTCTGAATTGGCGGGTGCGAATATAAATGTCAAAACATTTGACAAGATATAATAAATTGGTAGACTAAAGAAGTTAGTATCCAAGCTAACATTGAAGCAACAAGACCTTACATATCCTCTTGTTAAATCAAGATGTGAATTTCTGTAAGAGCGTCAGTTGCTTCTTTAAAATTATTTACGGATTATGGAAAACCAAACAAAACCAATCGAAATCCCAAATCTGGGAGGTCTTATTACAAAAGACGATATTTATTACAAAGGCAAAGTTCCTTATTGTTCTTGGGCGAAAACAGCGCAAAGGATAAGAGAACACGCGCCAAACTGGTTCTTTGCCTTAGAACCTGATCCAAACGGACAACTTGTTTGGATGGCTCCTGACAATACAGGCTATTTGATGGGATATTATCAAAACATCGAAACAGGCGTAAAACTTCCTTTTTATCCTTACGCCGTTACAGGCTACGGAAACAAAGCTATCGAATACGGGTCAATCTCTACGAATGACATACAAAAAGCGCATCGAAGATGTCTTTGCGCTTGCGCTTGTTATTCTTTCGGCGATGCCTTTGAATTATGGGCGGGTCTTGAAGTAGAAGATGCAAAGAAAGAAGAAGAAACCGAAAAGCCGCCAGAAAATAACGATGTTGTAAGAACACCGACAAAGCCAAATCAAGAACCCGAAAAGGATTATCTAATTCCTAAACCTATAAACCCACAAGCAAGAAATTTGATTTGTGATGACATACGAAATTCAGGTCATCAAGAAGAAATACTAAAAGCCTTTAAAGAACATTTCAAACTAAAAGTAGACAAAGTACGTCCGCAAAATATTACATTATCTGAACACGGCAGATTTTTGCGCCAAGCTGTTGAAAAGTATAAAGATGATTAATGACCGAAGAACAGGCCACACGATCAGGCGAAGAAGTCATTGCGCAACTTCGATATCGCCGCAATTCTTACTACAACCGCAACAAATTTTATTTTAGAACCGATGATTCGCAAGCCACCTTAATCCGTAAATACTGCGCGAAAAATAAAATTTCGCTTACTCAATTATTCAATCAACTTTTAACAAATTTTTTTAATCATGCCTGAATTTAAATTCAAACCCGCCACACCCTATCCAATTAAATATTCAACAAATGAAAGAAGCCACGAATTTGAAGATGTAGAAAAATATCCCAAAGGGATGTCTCTTTTTATTCCTGTCGAATCTGTATCTGGTTTTTGTGACCACTTAATGAAATTGGTTGACACAAAAACTACAGAAGGAAAAGTATGGGATTATTCACAAAATAAAGAAATAGAAGTTGAAGGTATTTATATAAATGCCAAAGGGAAAGAAGGTAAATATGGCGATTTCGGGAATATAAATTTAAACTTTATTGAGCCTAAATCGGGCGATGATATTCCTTTTTAATTCTTGAATTATTATCGTCTTTTTCTTTTTTAAGACTTATCTTAATTATTTCTGTTTCGAGATCTCCAATTTTTGCAATGCAATTTTTGATGATCTCGTCTTTTTGCCAATTTTGCCGTTGATAATTTACAGCTATATCAAGCAAATATTCAAAGTCAGTTATTTCGGCCAACATCCGCGCCTGAATTTCAAGATAAAGTTGATCTTCAAGAGTTTCTGTTATGGTAAGCCAATCTTCCCAAGCCATAACAAGTTGACCTCCTTATATTGAAAATAGGCTAACTTTGGGGATTGTTTTGTTAGCCAATTTTTTGCAAAGAAGGCATTGATTACCTAATGCCTTACGCTAACCATAACTTAAAGTTATGTAACAGGCCATAACTTTTCCTTAACCAATGCGACAATTTCATTATCAATGTCTGTCTCTGTGGAAGCCGCATAGTCTTCAAGCAATCCAATCACAAGCGATTTTACCGCATTTGATTTGACAAAGAACTTCAGTATTGGCTTGATTAATCGAATCATTTTTTGTAATATATTCTTCCCAACTCTAAACAAGTTTGCTAGTTTATGCAAAAGAGTCATTAAATTATGAAAGAAGAAGAAAAAGCAGATCAAAGAAAAAACCCATTAAAAAAAATTAAAGAGACAATAGAAGACAAAGAAGAACAACTTGCTTTTATATCTGTAATTGTTCGCTTAGTTGTTGTCGGGTGGTCTGGTTTTATAGTCAGTTTAAATTACATATCTATTCCCGGCTACACAAACGAACCCAAGGACATCACGTTTCCGGCTTCGCTTCTAACTGGGGCGTTAGCCAGTTTCGGGCTTGAGGGTGCAAAGAAAAGAGGTGATGGCACTTTTAAAAAAGAAGATAAGCCACTAAATAAAAAAGAAGTTGAACAGTTATTAGCGACACAATCAGGTAACTATCAAACAATTAGAATAGAGACACCCATCAAGATTCTTGGTGCAGAAGTTGTAGACAAAAAGGAGGACAAAAAGTGAAAAAATTTTTAGGTTTATTATTATTTTTACAGTTACCGTTACAAGCTGGCTATGTCCACAAAATAACGGCATCGGCGCAAGGCGTTACAGATGGCAGCTATTCGCAGGCAAAACGCATTGGCTCGACCTACTCGATGAGTTCAACAGGAATTACGGCGGGAACTATGGGGCATTTAGATTCTCCCGCACTTGATAACAGTTCAGTCTTAACAGGCGTGGCCGCTACACACGGAACAGGGTCGTACACACAAACGACAGCCGGCGCAGCTACTTCATTCTCGGAATCATTCGTTCAAGGCGATGCGGTAACTACTTCAGCAAGTGTTTCTTCTGGCGTTGTTTCTTCTCTACCAGTAACAGGCGACACAATAACATATTCAGGCGGTTCTAATACAGGGCAATCAATCGGAATTACTTCAGTATCAGGCGGAACAATTACATTAAGTCCCGGCGCAGCGGGTTCAAGTGTAACTGGATCAATTACAAGTTCTATCGAAATCGACTAATGCGGCGCTTATTTATAAGCCTTTTATTATTGTTCAGTTCGCCCTGTTTTGCAATTCCTGTAATTCCAAATTTTTCTGCGGGAAGTTCTATATCTCGAACGACCAGTTCTCAAAGTACGAGAGAAATTATTCAGTCTTATTCTTATTCTACGGGATATCAGTACACAACGGGCGGTTCTAACATCGAAGCGGTCACGGCAGGCGGTTCAATAAGTCCTGAAGCGATTGCAGGGGCTACTCAAACAATTAACGGCGTTACTTCTACAACAACAGGAATAAATTTAAATACTAAACCAGAATGGAAGCAAACAACAGCAGGCGCAGCGACACAATTTCACGAAAGTTACATTGGGCCGGGTCTTAATTCTTATGTTCATATTGACAGATCAATTGAGGTTCAGAGCGTAACAGAATCGACAAGCACGTTTACGCAATGATAAAAAAATTTAAGATCGCAAGCGCAATATTATTTTTTTCTGTTCAGTTTCCAAGTTTTGCAAATACCAATATGACTAATAATCCGGTATCGAATTCGTCTGGAAGTGTTACGAATTTAGGCGTAATGAATATGCCGACAAGACAATTTCAAAATCAAGTCGGGTTGAATACTGTAGTTTGTCAATCTGATACATTGGTCATCCAGCCTTTTGTCACTTCATCGGCATCATTTACAAAACCTTATCAAGATTTTTATTTAGATCCTATCTATTCAGTAAAAGATATTGCAGGCGCAACAGATGCAAATGGTACAACAATCGGTGATGGCGACCCTGACAACCCCGGTCAAATTATCGGCTATAAAACAATAAGAACAGCGCAAAAAGATACATATAGTATTTCGCCGGGAATTAGTTTATCTTGGAATATTTCACTTGATCGTAAAGCGGTCAAACTATGCCGCGAAGCTCAACAAAGACAATCTGATTTAATACAGGCAAGAGTAAACGACAATATGTATGCTCTTGAATTAGGGCGCTTAAAAACGTGCGGGGATCTTTTATCTAAAGGCTATAATTTTAAAATTACGTCAAAATATTATAAATTATGCGAAGATGTTCAACTTACGAATCCAAGCAATACTTTAATTAATCATCAACATTCTTTGAAAGAAGTTTCTGTTTCTTCTGACGTAAAGAAGAATTAAATTTTGTTCCTGTTTTTTTACCGAGTAATTTTTTTATACGATTTATAACCTGTTTGAAAATTGGTTTTAGTAGCTTAGTTAAAAAAGGTGTAGCTGTTGCCGCTGATGTTGCGACAATAGTTACAACTAAGGTTGTGGCCACTACAGAAGACGAGGGAAGATATTTTGAAACGATATCAGTTTTACCCCATAATTCAACACATTTTCCATCTAATATTTCAAAGCCGATTACTTTTTCATCAGCTTCGGCATTTCTTAAATCGTTTAATCTATATTGTTGGTCTTTCGCAGGGCAATCAATTTCTTTTTCTTCGATTACATTATCATCATTATTTTCTTTTGTTTTAGGAATTTCTGGTGTTTTTATGTCAGGAATTTCTGGTGCTTCTGTCTTTGTATTTTGTTTCGGTGTAATTATTTTTGCAGTTGGTGAATAGTCAGGCGCAAAATAAAAAGGGGCTGTCGCATCACATATTGCGACATTGCCATCGGGGTCATTGTTGAAATGATCACTTCCACCTGTTACAGAATCGCGTACAACAGCGCAAGGCGCATCAATAACAGGAACGCCTATATCAATCGTTAAAGGCGTATCAACAACGATTGGCGGTTCAATATGTATTGGTTCAGGAATATCTATATTAGGAATAAATATTTCCCTTATTTCCATTTAAATTTTAAAAGGAGAAACCCCGCCAGTTGTTTTTGGTAATTTTGGAATTTCTGGTAATTTAATTTGATCCATAACTTGTTGTATCATTCTTTCTTTAAAGTCATCGCTAGTGACCATTTTATAGCCATAAACGCCAGCGCCTAACATTGACGCTGAAATTAAAAAACTTAAAATAGATAATAGTTGCGAAATTTTTGCCATGAGATCAGCCTTTATTCGAGCGTTAGTACCTTGTACAATTATAACCTTTTGCGGATTATGTGCATTAGCCCCCTTATACCTGACTCTTGGGGTCATCACAAGGCAGATGCAAGAATCTAAACGTTAGGGTCTGCTGGATATTGTGTCATATTTGGTGTTCCATCTTCTTTTGAACTATACAAAGTAACCAAAGCTGCGGTATCTGCACAATTTATTATTTCTGTTTTGCGTGTTGTATAAGCTGCGCGTATTCCATCCCTATATGAAACTACATTTG